TACGCTGGTATCGGATTCACCTATGACGCGGCGCGTGATGCTTTCATCGCACCGAAGCCGGAAGCGAATCCGTCGTTCGTTCTCGATGAGGCGACTGCTCGATGGGTTCCACCTGTGCCGAAGCCGGATGACGGCAAGAACTACGCATGGGTCGAAAAGGATTTGAAGTGGGTCGAAGTGCCGGAAAAACCTGTCGCACCTATTCCTGCTGAGGGCTGATCATGGCTGACAAAAAGATTTCGCAATTCGCCTCGCTGGCATCCGGCGACATCGATTCAGCCAATGATGTGCTGGCGATTGTCGATGCGAGTGGGCCGACAACCAAGAAGGTCGCGGTTGCGGCTTTGGTCGGTGCGCCAATCACCGCAGGCTCTGGCATCACGGTCACCAAGACCTCAAGCGCAATTACGATTGCAGCATCAGGCGGTAGTGGAACCGGGGATGTCGTTGGCCCAGCGTCTGCTGCTGACAATGCGATTGTTCGATATGACGGAACAACCGGCAAATTGGTGCAGAACAGCGGCGTTTACGTCAGCGACGCCAACAAGGTTTCAATCGGCAGCGCTACGCCTGTAGCCCTGACCGGGACGATTACCCCGCAAGTTCAGTCGCTTGGCGTGAACATTGGCGCCTCTGCGTACATGGTCGGGCGTTACTCTGCTGATGCTTCCATGACTTGGTACTACACGGCCAAGTCACGCAACGCGACGGTCGGATCGCACACAGTAGTGCAAGACAACGACGGCCTCGGCGGCATTGCGATGTTCGGCAGTGATGGCACGAACTTTGTCGCAGGCGCAGAGATCTATGGCGAGGTGGACGGTACACCGGGTTCTGGCTCGATGCCCTCTGCTATCGTCTTTCGCGTCAACAGCGTCGAGAAGTTCCGAGTCGCAAACAGCGGATTGCTGACCGACGACAAGGGCAACATCCGCGCTGTACCGCAGACTGGTGCAGCCAAGACGGGCAGTTACTCGTTGGCGACGACCGATGTCGGCACGTTTGTCCATGTCAGCACGGGCGGCTCGGTGACAATCCCTGACGCGACGTTTGCTGCTGGCGACATTGTCTCTGTGTTCAACAACACCTCGGGCAATATCACGATTACTTGCACGATTACGACCGCATACATTGCAGGAACGGATACGGACAAAGCATCTGTCACTCTGGCAACGCGAGGTGTGGCGACGATTCTGTTTATCAGCGGCACGGTCTGCGTGATCTCGGGGAACGTGACCTGATATGTCTGCATCGTCGATGCTATTGCTGGCTGCAAATGCAGGCGCTGCTGCTCCAGTTGCTCCTTCGTCAGTTGAGTATCTTGTCGTTGCAGGCGGTGGCGGTGGCGCAAACTATGGCGCTGGCGGCGCTGGTGGATTTCGCACAGCCACAGGCTTGTCAGTATCAACCGGCTCTGCAATTACGGTGACGGTTGGTGCAGGCGGCAGCGGCGGCCAAAACGAAGTAAGTTCGCCAACAAGTGGCAGCAATTCCGTATTCAGTACGATCACATCGAATGGTGGTGGTCGAGGCGGATACAACGGGAATTCTGGCAACCCGGCTGTTGCTGGAGCCAGCGGCGGCTCTGGCGGTGGTGGCTCTTTTGATACTGCCGGTGGAAGCGGGAATACCCCGTCTACATCACCATCTCAAGGCAATAACGGAGGCAGCACAAACCAAGGCTCTCCAAACTTTGCAGCAGGCGGTGGCGGCGGCGCAACTGCTACAGGCAGCAGCGGAACGTCGTCTGCTGGCGGGGCTGGTGGAAGTGGAACGGCATCAAGCATATCCGGCGCATCTGTAACTTACGCAGGCGGCGGTGGCGGTGGCGCGTTTAGTGTCTCTGGAGCCAATGCTGCTGGCGGTTCTGGCGGCGGCGGCCAAGGCGGTAAGGCTGGCACGGGACAAACGGCAGGCACGGCCAACACGGGTGGTGGTGGCGGCGGCGCCGGAAACACTTCTAGTAGCGGCTCTGCTGGCGGCTCTGGCATTGTGATCATCCGTTACGCTGACACTTTTACAGCCGCAGCATCTACCACCGGCTCACCAACCATCACCGTCTCTGGCGGATATAGAATCTACAAGTGGACGGGCAGCGGCTCGATCACGTTCTAATTTGAGGAAGGAACATGGCAGACTCTAGAGCCGCAGAAGTTTTGGAAGGCTATGACCGCCTCAAAGGCGCTCGTGGCACATGGGAAAACCATTGGCAGGAAGTAGCCGAGCGCGTCTGGCCGACGATGGCCGAGATGACAGGCTGGCGCACACCGGGCGAGAAGCGATCAGAGAAGATCTTCGACTCGACTGCGCAACGTGCGCTGCCGCGATTTGCTGCTGCGATGGATTCGATGCTGACCCCAGCGACCCAGTTGTGGCACGGGCTGCAGACTGGCATCCCTGAACTCGACGACGACATCGCTGTGCGTCGCTGGTGCGACACGATCCGCGACATCCTGTTCCGTCAACGATACGCACCGACCGCCAACTTCGCCTCGCAGGCTTTCGAGTGCTACATGAGTCTCGGCGCTTTCGGTACGTCGGCAATGTTCATCGACGAGATTCCGGGCGTGACGCTGCGCTATCGAGCGATCCCGTTGTCCGAGCTGGTGATCGATCTCGACCACACCGGCCGCGTCGACACGGTCTATCGTTCGTTCCAGCTCACCGCTCGACAGGCCGCGCAAGTCCCGAGCTGGCAGGGCAAGGTCCCGCAAGGGATCATGTCGCAGCTTAAATCAACGCCGAACACGATGTTTGAGTTCGTGCATTGTGTGCGACCGAACCCGGACTACAGACAAGGGATGGCCGGTGGCCAAGGAATGGCCTACATCTCGCGCTACGTCTCGCGTCAGGACAATGCCCTGCTCGACGAGTCTGGCTTCCGTGTCATGCCGTACGCTGTCGGTCGATACGTTACCGGCCCCCGCGAGATCTACGGCCGCTCACCTGCGATGGAAGCTCTGGCCGACATCAAGAGCCTGCAGGAGATGGAGAAGACCCTGCTGCGCGTCTCGCATCGCATGGTCGACCCTCCGCTCATCCTGACCGAGGAAGGGGCCTTAAACGCCTTCTCCGTGCGTCCTAATGCATTGAACTACGGCTACCTCCGTGAGGATGGGACGCCGCTCGTTCAGCCGTTACAAACTCCGGGCAACATCCCGATTGGGATCGAGATGACGGATCAAAAGCGCAAGGCAGTGAACGATTCGTTCCTGATCACGCTGTTCCAGATTCTTGTCGAAAACCCGCGGGTGATGACGGCGACCGAGGTCCTGCAACGTGCGCAAGAGAAGGGTGCGCTGTTAGGTCCCACGATGGGACGCCAGCAGTCGGAGTTCTTAGGTCCGATCATCGAGCGCGAACTCGATCTGCTGCAGGCAAACGGTGCGATACCGGAACCGCCCCCGCAGCTCATGGACTATGTGATGTCTGGCGGCGAGATCCTGCCGAAGTACACCGGACCGCTTGCTCGATTGATGAAGTCCGAAGAGGCCGCGGGTCTATTGCGTACGGTCGAGGCCATGCTGCCGGTCGCTCAGGCTTCTGGCGACATGTCGGTCTTGCGTCGCATCAATGCCGACGAAGCGGTCAAGATCATTGCTGAGGCCAACGGTGTACCGGCTAAGGCGATGCGCACCGACGAAGAGCTGGCGATTATGGATATGGCAGCACAACAGCAGGCTCAGGCTCAGGCCCTACTGGCCGCGGCTCCGATTGCCGGGCAGGCCGCAGAACGATTTGCTAAGGCCGAACAAATCGCGGCGTCGGCCCCGCGTAGAGCTGTCTTGGGAGTTTGATGATGGATGCGCAGATGCTTTTCAACATTTTGGTCGGCTTGTCCGGTTTCATGGGCGGCTGGATCTTGAACAACATCAGCCGCTCGATTAACCAGCTCGACAAGGATGTGCGCAACATGCCGCACGTCTACGTCACCAAGGCTGACTATCGAGACGACATTCACCACATTCGCCGGACGCTGGATGATATTTTCAATTTGATCAACCAGCTTAATACGACTAAAGCGGATAAATAAAATGGATCTATTCGAGATCTTCACAAAGGCATGGCCGGTGGTTCTCGCACTGATTACATTGATTATCGTTTTGTCGAAGTTAGATTTGCGTGTTGCTGTGTTAGAAGAAAAGATGAAAACTCTGTTCGACTTATTGAACAAGAAGGTTGATAAGTAATGCTTGAAACCTTACTCGGCGGTGTGTTCGGCGGCGTGTTGCGTCTTGCCCCGGAGGCGCTGAAGTTTTTCGACAGGAAGAACGAGCGTGGTCACGAGCTTGCCATGCTCGATGCCGAGATGCGTTTCGCTCAGGTTCGAGGCGAGATCGCGATGCGGCAGACTGAAGCCGACATGACGATCCACGAACTCGACGCTATCAGTGAGGCGTTCAAAGAACAGTCTGCTACGGCTCGTGCTGCTGGTAAGTGGGTTGCTGCGATCTCTGCGCTGGTACGGCCTTTCGTGACGTATTTATTTGTGTTAGCGTACGCCGCGGTCAAATTGGCTAGTTTTTTGATCGCCCTCGAACAGGGCGGTGAATGGAAGGCAGTTTTGACGACGATGTGGAACGTAGATGACATGGCAGTTTTGAACATGATTCTTTCGTTCTGGTTTGTCGGTCGAGTGTATGAGCGCACTCGATGAGGCCATAGAACAAGCGGCGATCCTGTGTAAGCACTTCGAGGGGTTCTCTGCTAAACCGTATATCTGTCCTGCTGGTTATCCCACAATCGGGTACGGAACCGTCTACAAACCTGACGGAACCAGAGTAACCCTCAATGACCCGATTATCAGCAGGCAGATTGCTACTGAATGGCTGATGCAAGAGCTTGAACACAACTACGCCGCTGGCGTACTACGCGCATCTCCGGGGCTGGTAGAGCATCCCGGTGCATTCGCCGCGATGATCGACTTCGCCTACAACCTCGGGGTCGGTCGGTATCGCGCTAGCACACTTCGCAAGCGCGTCGATCAAAAGGATTGGGACGGCGCTAAGGAACAACTCATGCAATGGACTCGTGGCGGCGGGAGAGTGCTGCCGGGTCTGGTACGGAGGCGCAAAGCGGAAGCTGCGTTATTCTGATGGCCAAGA